ACAACAAAGAAAGAATATCCGTCATGAACGGTATGAGTATTTTAGTGGGAAAGCAGATCCAGAAGTATATCAAGATAATCCTTTTCCAAAGAAGATAAGAGATAAGGATACGATGCAGAAATATATGGATGCAGATGATAAACTATCAACATCAAGTTTGAAGATAGATTACTATGATACGATGTTGATATACTTAGAAAGTATTCTTAAGGTTATACAGAACAGAACATTCCAGATAAAGAATGCAATTGAGTTTATGAGATTTAATTCAGGACTGGGTTGACAGGGGTAGCTAAATAATCTTAGATGCATGGACTAAGTGATAGACACAACGGCCAATGTTGTAATATCAAAGGCCAACGAAGTATTTTTAAAAATTGATACAGAACCTCATATTGAGTATGAACTAAGGGATCACTTTACCTTTGAGGTAGAGGGTGCAAAGTTCATGCCTCAGTATAGAAGTAAGTACTGGAATGGTGAGATACATTTATATGATTTAAGATCGAAAAAGATATATGTTGGTCTTCTAGATAAGATTATTTCTTTTTGTGAGAGGCACGATTATACTTACAAGTTTGAAGATAACCAATATTATGGAGCACCATTTGAATCAAATGATGGTATCTCATATGAAGGTGTAAAAGATTATATGAAATCTATTTGTTCTCATTCTCCGAGGACATACCAAATTGAGGGAGTATACGATGCTCTAAAATATAACCGAAAGCTATTGATATCACCAACTGCTTCAGGTAAATCTTTGATGATTTATTCTCTTGTAAGATATTACGTAGATAAAGGGCAAAAAATCCTCTTAGTTGTTCCAACGACATCTCTTGTAGAGCAGATGTATAAGGACTTCGTGGATTATGGTTGGGATGCTGAGTCATATTGCCACCGAATTTATGCAGGGAAAGATAAGACAAATGAACATCCAGTAACAATCACCACGTGGCAATCTGTTTATAAACTAGAGCGTTCATTCTTTGAAGATTACAATGTAGTTATAGGAGATGAAGCTCACCTATTTAAGAGTAAGTCTTTAGTTAACATAATGACTAAGTTACATCATGCTAAGTATAGATTTGGTTTCACTGGAACATTAGATGGCACACAGACTCATAAATGGGTCTTGGAGGGTTTGTTTGGACCATCATATAAGGTAACGAAAACAGATCAATTGATGAAAGAAGGATACCTATCTCAGTTAGATATACAATGTATTGTTCTTAAACATGCTCCTCAAAAGTTTGAAACATATCAAGATGAAATAGAATATCTTATTAGTCATGAACAAAGAAATAACTTCATCAAAAACCTATCACTTGATTTGAAAGGAAATACTTTAGTTTTATTCTCTAGAGTAGAAGCTCATGGACAGGTTCTTTATGATTTAATAAATAGTAACAAGAAAGGTGACCGTAAAGTATTTTTTATTCATGGTGGTGTAGACACTAGTGAAAGAGAACTTGTTAGAGAAATTACCGAGGAACAATCAAATGCGATCATCATTGCAAGTTATGGTACTTTTAGTACTGGGATTAACATTAAGCGGTTGCACAACATCATCTTCGCCAGTCCCTCAAAGTCCAGAGTTAGAAATCTCCAATCAATTGGCCGAGTTCTCAGAAAAGGTAAAGATAAAGTAAAGGCAACATTATATGATATCTCAGATGATTGCTCTACTAAAAGTAAAAAGAATTATACACTAAACCATTTAATTGAAAGAATTAAAATTTACAATGAAGAGAATTTTAATTATGATATCATCACCGTTCAACTAAAGAGATAATTATGGAAGAAGATTTCTATGCAACCATAAAATTTAAAACTGGAGAAGAAGTATTTGCTAGAGTAGCAGCTTCAGAAGAAGAAGATAGAACTATGTTGATAATTTCCAATCCAGTTACAATTGATCAAATCAAAAGTAGAGCTGGCCTTCAAGGTTTCAAAGTAGAACCTTGGTTAAAGACCACCTCAGAAGATATGTTTGTAGTTGATATTGCTGATGTATTAACTCTAAGTGAGTCTAATGATATGGAAATGATTATAATGCATCAAGCTTATATTAATAATTCAAATTCTTTTGTTAAAAAGAATAATAAGTTAGATAGAAAAATGGGATATATTAGTAACGTTCAAGATGCTAAAAAAATATTAGAAAAGATCTATAAGAATAATATAGAACCTAAGAGCTAATACCTTTTCTGAAACTCCACAAAGTTATTCTAACTGTAATCTAGATACTTGTCAAGTCGGGATTTAAATGTTATAATATCTACATAGTAGTGATAACGACTTATGGCAATAAGACCTATGGTTAAACGTAAAAGGTCAGAGCATTATGTGAATAACAAGGAATTTCTTGCTGCTCTAATTAGATATCAAGAAGATATTGACATTGCTAAAATTAGAGATAAACCCAAGCCCGTTATACCAAGGTACATAGGTGAGTGTTTTTTAAAGATTGCTACACACTTATCTTTTAAACCAAACTTCGTCAACTATATGTTCAAAGATGATATGGTTTGTGATGGAATAGAAAATTGCGTACAGTATATACATAACTTTAATCCAGAGAAATCTCGTAACCCATTTGCATATTTTACTCAAATCATTCACTATGCATTTCTAAGAAGAATACAGAAAGAAAAGAAACAGTTAGAAATTAAGAATAAAATATTAGAAAGAACTGGTTACGAACAAGTATTTGATACTGATGGTGAAGGTAACTTCTCAGATTATAATTCAATTAAAGACTCAGTTCATTCAAAACTTAGATACTAATGAAAGTTGCGATTATAACTGACCAACACTTTGGATGTCGTAAAAATTCAAAACTCTTTCATGATTATTTTCTGAAGTTTTATAATGATGTATTCTTTCCTGTTCTAGAGAAAGAAGGTATTACTACTGTCATTGATATGGGAGATACCTTTGATAGTAGAAAGGGAATTGACTTTGCTGCATTAACATGGGCAAAGGATCATTATTTTGATCGACTAAGAGATATGGGCATCACTGTTCATACCATTGTTGGCAATCATACAGCATATTATAAAAATACGAATGAAGTAAATGCAATAGACTTATTGTTGAGGGAGTATGATAATATTCCCATCTATTCAGAAACAACATCTATTGAAGTGGGTGGATGTAATATTCTTCTTGTGCCTTGGATAAACAAAGAGAATGAAGAGCAGAGTGTTGCAATGATTAATAAGTCACAAGCTCCTGTTTGTATGGGACATCTAGAACTCAATGGGTTTAGAGTTCATAGGGGTTATGATATGGAGCATGGTATGGATTGGAATATATTTAAAAAATTTAAAAAGACATTTTCTGGGCATTATCATACAAGATCTAATCAAGATGATATTTACTATTTGGGCAACCCATATGAAATGTATTGGAACGATGTAGATGATACAAGAGGATTTCATCTATTTGATACAGAGACACTAGAACACACACCAGTTAATAATCCATACAGTATTTTCAAGATCATCTATTATGATGATTTGGATTACCAATTATTTGACGCTAGACAATTAGGTGGTAAGATAGTAAAATTAGTGGTAAGGAACAAAAGTAATCAATTACAGTTTGAAAAATTTATTGACAAACTGTATAGTGCTGATGTATCTGAACTCAAGATTGTAGAGAATTTTTCTTTACAGGAATCTAAAGAGTTTGAATCATTTGAGTCTGAAGATACCATATCTATTCTGAATAGGTATATTGAAGAGGCTGAAATAGATATCGACAAATCACAAGTCCAAAAGATAATGCAGGACATATATCAAGAAGCTTGTGAATTGGTTTAATGTTTATTCTCACTATCGATGGTAAAGAGAAGGAGGGAGCTTATGCCGTAACTCGTGATGATGGAGAAGAAATTCTTTATCTATTTGAACAAGAAGATGATGCTGTTAGATTTGCATATCAGTTAGAAGAGGTTGGTTATCCTGAGATGCATATTATTGAAGTAGAAGATGCTATAATATTTAAAACATGCGAAACGCATGATTACAAATATGCAGTCATTACTAGAAATGACATTGTGATTCCACCTGAAGATCAAAATGATTTTATTTGAACAAATACAATGGAAGAATTTCCTTTCTACAGGAAATCAATTAACAAAGGTAGAATTTAATACTACTTCGACTACACTTATAGTTGGTCAAAATGGTGCGGGTAAAAGCACAGTGTTAGATGCATTGTGTTTTTCTTTGTTTAATAAACCATTCCGTAAGATTAGTAAGGGACAGTTAGTTAATACTGTAAATGAAAAAGATTCTTTAGTTGAAGTAGATTTTTCTATTGGACAAACTCAATGGAAAGTGAGAAGAGGAATCAAGCCAAATATATTTGAGATTCATAAAAATGGAACATGTTTAGATCAGTTCTCACATGCTGCTGATCAACAAAAGTGGTTGGAACAAAATGTTTTAAAGATGAATTATAAATCTTTCACACAGATTGTAATTCTAGGTTCTACTAACTTTGTTCCTTTTATGCAGTTGAGTATTCCTAATCGTAGGGAAGTTATCGAAGATCTTTTGGACATTAAAATATTCTCCTCGATGAATAATCTGATCAAAGATAAATTGAAAGAATTTAAAGAAGAAATAAGAACTTTAGAATTAAAGAAAGAGTCTTTAAATGATAAGCAACGAATGCAAACTGAGTGGATAAAGGAATTAGAATCACAAAGTAAAGGAAGAATAGAAGAAAACAAAGAGAAGATTGATACTTTTATGTGTGAGGCAGATGATTTTGTCAAAGAAAATGAATTATTGTCAGATGACATAGTTGACCTTACGAAAGATCAAGAAAAGCTAACAGGAGCTAAGGAAAAGTTGCGTGAGTTAGGAAATCTTAAAGGAAAAATATCCCAGAAGGTATCTACCATTACTAAAGAGCATAAGTTCTTTACAAAGCATACGGTTTGTCCTACCTGCGAGCAAGACATTGAAGAAGATTTCAGAATAAATAAAATCGCAGATGCTCAAGCTAAAGCAAAGGAGTTGCAATCTGGTTATAGTGAACTAGAGGAGGCAATTAAAAAGGAAGAAGATCGAGAGCATCAATTAACCACTCTATCCAAGGAGATTACTAAACTAACACATGGCATTTCTCAAAACAATACTCGCATTTCTGGATGTCAACGACAGATCAGAGATCTTGAATCGGAAATTCAAACAATTACCGATAAACTTGCAAACAGAAATACTGAGCATGAGAAGTTAAAAGAATACAAGTCAAGTTTAGCAACAACATATAATGAATTAGCTGAAAGGAAGACTACTATAAACTACTACGATTTTTCGTATGGTTTATTGAGGGACGGAGGAGTTAAGACTAAAATTATCAAGAAGTATCTACCGCTGATAAATCAGCAAGTAAACCGTTATCTACAGATGATGGACTTCTACATAAACTTTACTCTTGATGAGGAGTTTAATGAAACCGTCCAGTCTCCCATACATGATAATTTTTCATACGCGTCTTTTAGTGAAGGAGAAAAGATGCGTATAGACCTAGCACTTCTATTCACATGGAGGGAAGTTGCTAAGTATAAGAACTCAGTTAATACAAATTTACTAATCATGGATGAGGTCTTCGATTCCTCACTTGATGGGTTCGGAACGGAAGAATTCCTTAAGATTATCCGTTTTGTAATCAAAGATGCTAACATTTTTATCATAAGTCACAAGACAGGTATGGACGATAGGTTCGATAGTGTGCTAAGATTTGAGAAGATTAAAGGATTCAGTAGGATAGCATTATGATCGGAATTGTAGGAAATGGTTTCGTTGGCAATGCCGTTTACCAGAACGTAAGGGATAAAGCACCAACCAAAGTTTATGACGTAGATCCAAATAGGTCTTTCAATACTCTAGAAGAGGTTCTAGATCAGCAGTATATTTTCATCTGCCTTCCCACTCCTATGAGAATGGATGGTAGTTGTGATCTATCCATCTTGGATAGTTTCTTTGCTGGTATTAAACAGGAGGAGTATGTTGTTAAAGATACTGTCTTTATCATCAAGTCCACTGTTCCTATTGGAACCACCAAAGCATATGCTGAGAAGTATGAGTTTCTTACTATTGCTCACAACCCAGAGTTCCTTACTGCTAGGAATGCTGTAGTTGATTTTAAAAATGCAGAGAGAACTGTAATAGGTGGAAATCAATATGCTACAAGAGATGCAGCTAATTTTTATTATAGGTTCTTCCA